GACGAATATGCGGATATGAAACCCTCAGTATGGGAAACTATCCTTCGTCCTGCCTTGGCCGACCAGAAGGGCCATGCGTTATTCATAGGGACACCTATGGGACGTAATCACTTTTATGAGTTGTTTCAGTATGCGGAAATGTCAGGGGATGAGACTTATAAGGCGTGGCATTTTACGTCTTATGACAATCCACTACTCGACCCAGACGAAATTGATGTCGCAAAGAAGTCAATGTCGTCCTATGCTTTCAGACAAGAATTTATGGCCTCTTTTGAGGCAATGGGTTCTGAAATATTCAAAGAAGATTGGGTTAAGTTTTCTACTGATGAACCTGACGTTGGCGATTATTACATTGCAGTTGACCTTGCGGGTTTTGCTGATGTGCAAAGCGCAACGAAGTCTAAGAACAAGAAACTCGACCAGACAGCGATTGCTATAGTCAAGGCAAATGAGGACGGATGGTGGGTAGCGGATATTGTACATGGACGATGGGATATCAAAAAGACCGCAAGGAAGATTTTCGAGGCTGTCAATGCTTATCAACCTGTAGCGGTTGGTATCGAAAAAGGAGCCTTAAAGAATGCGGTACTGCCGTACCTTACGGATCTGATGAAGTCTCAACAGCGTTTTTTCAGAGTCGAGGAGTTGACTCACGGGAACAAAAAGAAAACTGATCGTGTTGTCTGGGCGTTACAAGGACGTTTCGAGCACGGACAAATTACACTGAATGAGGGCGATTGGAACCCACAGTTTCTTGATGAACTCTTTCAGTTTCCAAATGCCTTAGTACATGACGATTTGGTTGACGCATTGGCCTACATCGACCAACTAGCTAAAGTATCGTACTACTACGATTACGAAGAAGACGATTTTGAAATCTTAGACCCTGTAGCAGGTTATTAACATGGAATATGAAAACCAAACGATTGATCCAACGTCCCTTGAATCTTGGGTAATAAACAAATGCGATCAGTGGCGAGATCATTACGAAGGAAACTACAAAGAAAAGTTTGACGAATACTATCGCCTTTGGAGGGGCCAATGGGCCGCTGAAGACTCCATGCGAAACTCAGAGCGTTCTCGTATTATTTCCCCTGCCCTTCAGCAAGCCGTGGAGTCTGCCGTAGCAGAGGTTGAAGAAGCAACCTTTGGACGTGGGAAATGGTTTGACATTCAAGACGATATTAAAGATCAACAGTCTGCAGATATCATGCTTCTTAGAAACACGTTGGATGAAGACTTTAAATTTGTTTCTGCTCGTAAAGCAATTGCTGAGTGTATTATCAATGCGGCAGTTTTTGGCACTGGTATGGCTGAAATTGTAGCAGATGAAGAACTAGAAATGACTCCTGCTTCCCAACCGATTATGGATGGGGCTATGCAAGCTGTAGGAGTTATGGAACGTAATCGTACAGTTTTTAGAATACGTCCGATTATGCCACAAAACTTTTTGATTGATCCGGTTGCAACAAATATTAAAGAGTCCTTAGGTGTTGCTATTGATGAATACGTGCCCCTGCATCAAGTACACATGGCACAAGAAGCGGGCATTTATCGTAACGATGTTGAAGTTTCTAATGCCGCAGTTGATGTAGATTTAGAACCTACTCAAGAGTATACATTGTATACTGATGATAAAGTTCGATTAACAAAATATTATGGTCTTGTTCCTAGCGATCTATTTAATGAAAACTCGGATGAAGGCGAAGACACCGATAATAATTCGGAATATGTAGAAGCTATCATTGTTATTGCAAATGGTGGTATTTTGTTGAAAGCCGAAAACAATCCTTACATGATGAAGGATCGTCCTGTTGTAGCGTTTCCTTGGGATGTTGTACCCGGCAAATTCTGGGGACGTGGTATTTGTGAAAAAGGATATAACGCACAGAAAGCTCTTGACACTGAATTGAGAGCACGAATTGACGCACTTGCGCTTACTGTACATCCTATGCTTGCTGTTGATGCTTCACGCCTTCCTCGCGGAAGCAAGTTGGAAGTTAGACCCGGCAAGGCCATCCTTACGAATGGCAATCCAGCAGAAATCTTACAACCGTTTAGATTTGGAAATCTTGACGGTAACACATTTAATCAAGCCGCCAGTTTGCAACAAATGGTTCAAATGGCAACAGGCGCTATTGATGCCGCCGGTATACCGGGAAGTATCAATGGAGATGCAACAGCCGCAGGTATCTCCATGTCACTGGGAGCTATTATTAAGCGTCACAAGCGTACACTGATTAACTTCCAAGAGGCTTTCTTAATTCCATTAGTTAAAAAAGTTGCTTGTCGTTATATGCAGTTTGATCCAGATCGTTATCCTGCACAAGACTTTAAGTTTGTTGCCAGTAGTTCTTTAGGTATTATTGCCCGGGAGTACGAAGTGACACAGCTTGTACAGTTACTTCAGACAATGGGACAGGATTCACCGATGTATCCGTTGCTTATTCAAGCAATTGTAGAAAACATGAACCTAAGTAACCGCGAAGAAATTATTGCAAGCTTGCAACAAGCAACCCAACCTAAACCCGAAGTTCAACAGTTACAACAACAAAGTATGCAAGTTGATATGGCTCAAAAACAAGCTACTGTTGAAAATATTCAAGCACAAACTGCGGAGGTTGTTTCACGTATTCAACAAAATCAAGTTGAAACTGAACTTCTGCCTATTGATGCAGAAACAAAACGATATTCGGCTGTTATGAAAGGAATGGGACAAGACCCGACCACCGAAGAGTTTAACCAACGCGCGAAGATTGCAGAATTGGTTCTCAAAGAACGTGATCTTGAAACTAAAGAAGATATTGTAGAAATGCAAATGCGAGGACAGAATGGTAACGAAGCAAGAACTGGATAAAGTTTTAATTGAAATTAATGCCATTCTCAGTAATTATGATAAGCGCATAGCCGATTTATTATCTCAAATAGATAAATTAAAAATTTCGGCTAAATGCACTTGTAAGAAAAAACCTGTAGCACAAGCCTCTTGACAAGTCAAGTATTTTATGGTATAATATAAGTATATATTTAATACAGGAGAAACTCTATTGAGTCCTGAAGACGAAAAGTATTACGAAAACTACCTTGATCTTTTTCTGCACTCTGGTTGGAAACAATTTGTTGCAGAGGCTGAAGAACTTTTAGATTCTTATGTTATTGAAGAAATCAAGGATGACATAGATTTATCTTTTGTTAAAGGACAGCGTAGTTCACTTTTGAACATCACTCGTTTTGAAACAGGGATAAAAAATGCAATTGAAATGGAGTCTGAGGATGCTTAGACGATATGATTTCAAATGCATCAAATGTACCCACATCGAAGAGCAATGGGTAGATTCAAGTGATCTATTCGCAACTTGCCCTGAATGTGGTGACACCGCACAGCGGATAATCTCAAGTGTGTCTTCACATTTCAAAGGCACGGGATGGCCCGATGCCGACGATGCGTGGGCTAAAGATCACGAAAGAGCCGCTAAGAGAACACATCCATAATGCTACGGCACGGAGTTTAACAATATGGCACAGTTAATTGATACGAAACCCGAAGATCAACAAGAAACCGAAGAGTTTGCTACTTTAGAAGAACAAGAGGAAATCCAAGAGGAAGCTGAAGAGCCAATCCTTGAGGAACCTGAGGAAGCCGAAGAAGACGCCATACCTGATAAGTATCGTGGAAAAGATATCAAAGATATCGTTCAGATGCATCAGGAAGCCGAAAAGCTTCTAGGCCGACAAAGTTCAGAAGTTGGTGAACTACGGAAAATTGTTGATGATTTTGTTAAGTCTCAAATTCAATCGGCCTCAAGCCCACAACAAGAAACTGACGAAGAAATAGACTTTTTCTCAGACCCAGAGAAAGCTATTGCAAAAGCCATTGAAAAACATCCGTCACTTAAGGCGGCAGAACAAACATCAAAGGCTATGATGCAACAGCAGACTTTGGCTCAATTGCAGAACACTCACCCAGATTTTCTTGATATTATTAAGGACACTGGGTTCCAAGAGTGGGTACAAGGCTCCAAAGTGCGTCTTGAGTTGTACCAACGTGCAGATCAACAATTTGATTTTGACAGTGCTAATGAACTTATTTCAACGTGGAAAGAACGTCAGAATATGGTTTCAGAGACTGCCAAGGTTCAAAAGGAAGATCGTAAGCGTCAACTTAAGGCCGCATCTACAGGGTCTGCCTCAGGCTCTACTGAAGCACCAAGTCGTAAAATCTATCGTCGTGCTGATATTATTAAACTCATGCAAACTGACCCCAAGCGTTACACACAGCTACAGCCAGAAATAATGGCGGCATACGCTGAGGGTCGTGTCAAATAGCGTTAAGGAGCTAAATCATGGCACTTGGTACTAATCACGTCACCAATACTACTGCGGCTACTTTTATCCCAGAGATTTGGTCTGACGAAATTATAGCGGCATACGAGAAATCTCTCGTTCTTGCTAATCTTGTAAACCGTATGCCCATGACAGGCAAAAAAGGAGATGTAGTTCACATCCCTAAGCCTACTCGTGGTGATGCATCTGCTAAGGCGGCTTCAACTCAAGTAACCCTAATCGCGGCTACTGAGTCAGAAGTTCAAGTTGCAATTGACAAGCATTTTGAATATTCTCGTTTAATCGAAGATATTACAGATGTACAGGCACTGACCTCACTACGTCAGTTCTACACATCAGATGCTGGGTATGCTCTTGCAAAACAAGCCGATACTGATTTGTTTACCCTGACAAAGTCCTTCGGTGACTCTGATGGTGCAGATTATGTTCATAGTAACTCGTTTTACATGGACACATCAACAAACTTGACAGCATACGCTGTTGATACTGTTGCGGCGGCTGATGTTTTTACCGATGATGGTTTCCGTGAGGCAATCAAGGAGCTTGACGATAACGATGTTCCTATGGATCAACGTTTCCTCGTAGTTCCTCCATCAGTTGTACAGACTATCCGTGGAATTACTCGTTACAATTCTGCAGATTTTGTTTCTGGTCAGCCAACAGTTAATGGCAACATTGGTTCACTGTATGGCATCGACATCTTTGTCTCAACTAACTGCCCAGTTGTAGAAACTGCGGCGGCTAACTCTGCAGGTGGAGAGTTGAAAGCAGGTATCCTAGGTCATCGAGACGCTATGGTATTTGCAGAGCAAATGGGTGTCCGTACCCAGACTCAATACAAACAAGAGTATCTTGGTGACTTGTTCACTGCAGACACTCTGTATGGCGTAAAGGTTTTACGTCCTGAGTCAGCACTTACTTTGGTATTCAATTCCTAAGTAACCTCTGGGGAGTCCTTTGTGGCTCCCCTACCTTATTCAATAACTGGAGATGTGAATGGCTATCTTTCGTGGCACAGGTGGACAAGGCGACAGCACAACAGATACTACAATTACTGTTGTAACGCAGAAAGCCGCTGATGCCGCCGCTAGTGCAAGTGCCGCCGCATCTTCAGCTACTCAAGCCGCAAACTCTGCGGCAAGCATTAATGCTAATATTGTCAACGACACTACTCCTCAGCTTGGAGGAGAGCTTGATGGTCAGACCAATAAGATAACAAACATAGGTGACCCTACTTCTGCTCAAGATGCCGCTACAAAGACTTATGTTGACTCTCAGGTACAGTCTAAAGATGCTCTGTCAGAACTCTCAGGCGACTCTGATGATATTACTGAAGGGTCTACTAAGTTATTCCTAACAACCACTGAACGCACTAAGTTATCTGGTATTGAAGCCAGTGCTACTGCGGATCAAACTGCCGCAGAAATTCGAACTCTTGTTGAGTCCGCCTCAGACTCAAATGTTTTCACAGATGCAGACCATAGCAAATTAAATACTATTGAGGCTAGCGCGACTGCTGACCAGACAGACGCAGAAATTAAAACAGCTTACGAAAATAACTCAGACACAAATGCATTTACTGACGCTGAAAAGACTAAACTATCCGGTATTGAAACTGGAGCTACCGCAGACCAGACTGCATCCGAAATTCTTACTGCTATTAAAACGGTGGACGGTACTGGTTCTGGCCTTGATGCTGATCTGTTGGACGGAAACGAAGCTAGCGCATTCGCAACGTCAGCGCAAGGTTCCACAGCAGATTCTGCACTACAAAACGTATCCGAAGACACTACGCCTCAATTAGGTGGCCAGTTATCCACTAACGGTAATGACATTCTCTTTGGGAACAACGATCAAGCCCGCTTTGGAACTGGAGGCGGAATAGGTAGTTTAGTTATCTCAGCAACTGCAACAGAGTCAACGATTGCTGAAGCAGGTTCTGGTGATCTCACCGTTAAAGCAGATACTTTCAAAGTCACAAATGCTAATGGCTTAGAAGATATGCTTATCGCCACTCCAGATGCCGGGGTTGCACTTTATCATAATGACGTTAAAAAGTTTGAAACCATTTCCACCGGGGCTACGGTAACAGGTAATTTAAACACAACAACTATTCTTGCTACTGGTGATATTCTTACTTTTACAAATATTCAGGTAGGAGGCACTGTAGATGGTAGAGACGTTGCTACTGACGGTACTAAGTTAGACGGTATAGAAGCCTCCGCAGATGTAACCGATGCAACCAACGTAACTGCCGCTGGCGCATTGATGGACTCCGAAGTCACCAACCTTGCACAAGTAAAGGCGTTTGACTCTTCGGACTACGCTACTGCCGCTCAGGGTACTACTGCGGATGCGGCACTGCCTAAAGCGGGTGGTACCCTCACAGGCGATCTGGCGTTTGGTGATAACGTCAAAGCCAAGTTTGGTGCGAGTGATGATCTTGAGATTTACCATACAGGCACTAACAGTATTATCAATGAAGTCGGTGTAGGAAATTTAGTTCTTTCGACTAACGGAACTCAAGTACGTATAGCCCATTCAACGAATGCCGAAACAATGGCTGAGTTCAACAAAGATGGCTCTGCTCTTCTGAAGTATGACGGGTCTGATAAACTTGAAACTACTTCTACA